CGGATGGCAATGCCCGGAGTGCCGCACGGTGTACTCGCCGGACGTCGCCGCCTGCCACTGCGCGGCCGGCTCATCGCTGGCCGAGCGCGCCGCCGGCGGACCTGGCTACCGGCCGAACCGCTTCGTGTACCCGGTCTGCACGTGCCCTCCGGTGTGGAATTCGATCCTTCCGCCGCCCCCGTGCCCTGTGCATGGCCAGTCGCAGCGGCTGCAGGTGATGTGCTGATGACGGCCGCCACCATCGACCTCGGCCAGGATCACGCCATCGAGATCGCCGTCTGGGATCCCGACCTCGACCTGAACCCGGAGTACTGGGGGATCGCCGACCAGCTCCCCGCGAAGACCTCGGCCATCGTGTCGCACAAGCTGCCGGGCGGGGAGTCCTGCGAGGGCGCGATTACCTTCGACGTGCCGCTTGCCCGTGCGCATTTCAGCGGGCCGTTCTGGACCGTTGAGTCCTGGGAGCCGCTGACGCTCTCGCCGTCGCTGCTGTGTCATTGCGGCGACCACGGATTCATCCGCGACGGCCGGTGGGTGGTCGCGTTATGCCCTCGCTGATCGGCAAGGCCCTCGCCCTCCGCAACTCCGGCCCTCCGGTCCCCATGGGCGGCAGCAGCGGAATGCAGATGCTCCCGGGCATGGCGACGGGCTCGAACGTGGACCTGACGCTGATGCGGGCCTATAAGCAGAACGGCACCGTCTACGCGAACGTCCACATGCTCGCCTCCGCCGCCGCGGGGCAGGACTGGAAGCTGTTCCGCACCCAGAAGCAGGACAAGCGGGTCCGCTACACCACCTCGGACCAGGGCAGCGACCAGCGGACCGAGGTCATCCAGCACGCCGCCCTGTCGGTGCTGAACAACCCCGCCGTGATCCAGGTCGGCAACGTGAAGCTCCCGGTCTGGACCCGCTTCGGGCTGTTCGAGATCAGCAACGTGTGGATGGAGACGACCGGCAAGTCCTACTGGGTGGTGGATACCGGCGCGACGGGCAACTCGGTGCCCCTCGGGATGTGGCCGGTGCGTCCCGATCGCATGATTGCCGTCCCGGACCGCAACAATTACCTCGCGGGCTACGTTTATACGTCCCCGGATGGCAAGGAAAAGATTCCCCTTTTGCCCACGGACGTCATTTTTAACCGCTATCCCGACCCCGAAGATCCCTATTCGGGCTGCGGCCCCATCCATTCCGTTCTCACGGATATTGAAGCGGCGCGTTATGCGGGCGAATGGAACAGGAATTACTTCCTGAATTCCGCCGAGCCGGGCGGCGTCATCCAGCTCGACCACTCGCTGGAAGACGGCGAGTTCGACGCGCTGGTTGACCAGTGGCGGGAGACGCACCGGGGCGTGGCCAGGGCACATCGCATCGCGGTGCTCGAAGGCGGCGCTACGTGGGTGGCCAATCCCCACAACCTGAAAGACATGGACTTCGCCAATCTCCGTAGCGTCATGCGGGACACGATCCGGGAATCGCTGGCCATGCATAAAGTGATGACCGGCGTCAGCGACGATGTTAACCGCGCCAACGCGCAAACCGGCGAAGAGGTCTTCAGTTCGTGGCAGGTTTCCCCGCGTCTTGACAGATGGCGCGATGTGCTCAATTCGCAGTTGCTGCCGCTGTTCGGCGCGACCGGCGTCGGCGTCGAGTTCGATTACGTCTACCCGATGCCCCAGAACCGCGAGCAGGATGCCCTCGAACTGACCACCAAGGCTAACGCGGTCCTGGCGCTGGTAACTGCCGGATATGACCCGCATGACGCGCTGGAAGTCGTCGGGCTGCCGGACATGGACGTAGTGGAGACGGCGGTACAGGAGCCCGCGGTCCCGCCCGGCTGGGTGCCAGCCCCGCCTGCCGCGCCCGCGGGCGCAGGCGACGACGAGACCGCGGCGGCAGGCGGGGCCAGCCAGGACACCAAGGCCGCGGCGGCTGAGGCCGCGCTGCGGCATGCGGCCGGATGGGATTCCCCGGCCTGGAAGCAGCTGGCCGCGTGGAACCGGGTGGGTGCAAAATGACCAAAAATGCCCAGGTCAGACGACTTTTTTCGGTAGAATGTGCGTGCGAAGTAACCCCCGCGACCGGAGACGTTGGAGCGTCTGTAACCCGGCCCGGGGCTCGGCCGAACCTGAGGAAGCAGGTCCAGCATGATCAACGGTATTCCCCTGCGCGCTTGCGCGTCATCCCCGGTATCGGCGGGGGTGGCCTGATGGGCGCGAGCAGGAGCAGTGACGTCCAGGCTGCGGTCGAGGCTGCCAAATGGTGGCTGATCGACTACCTGACCGAGGCCGGAGCCCCTGTCGCCGCCGCTGACGCCCTCGCCGCAGCCGCCCAGGCGGGATTCACCGAGAGCCAGATGAAGCACGGCCGGGCGCGCGCCAAGGTGATGACGAGGCGCGAAGGCTTCGGCAAGGGCTCGCAGTTCATCTGGACCCTTGACCCTTCCATCCCGCAGGGCGACCGCGAGAAGAAGACCTACGCGATGGCCTGCCAGCGTCCGACCAAGATGCACCCCGGCGGGCGCACTGGAACTCGCACCGGCTACGAGGCGCATCACACTGCGGGCGAGAAGGCCTGCCGTCCGTGCATCGACGCGCAGACGGCATGGACGCTTGCTCGCCGCCGCGCGCTGCCGCCCGAGGAGCTGGCGAAGTACCGCGAGTCGAACAACGAGGCGACCAAGCGCCGCTATGCGCGCGACCCGGAAGCGCGGAAGGCGGAGCACAAGCGCTACCGCACAACGAACCTGGACATCATCCGCACCGCGAAGGACGTCCCGTGCGCCGACTGCGGCGTCCGGTACCCGACCTACGTCATGCAGTTCGACCACCTCGATGCGGCCCAGAAGGAATTCAACATCGGCCCCATGGGTCCGACGCGCGGGCGGGCGCGGCTGCTGGCCGAGATCGCCAAATGTGAAGTGGTGTGCGCCAACTGCCACGCCGAGCGCACCCACCAGCGACGGCAGATCAGGGAGGTTTCGTGAGCGGCCAGGCCTACCCGATGAGGGCGCGTATCCGTAATGAGGGCGACGGCGTGACGCGGGTGGATGTCTACGACGACATCGGGATGGGGGGGTGGTTTGACGAGGGGCTGACCGCCAAGTCGTTCGCGGCGAGCCTGTCCAAGGTCCACGGACCCCTTGACGTGCATATCAACTCGGGTGGGGGTGACGTCGGAGACGGCATCGCCATCGGCAACACCATCCGCAATTACAAGGGCTTCAAGCGGACCGTGGTCGACGGCATGGCGGCGTCCATCGCCTCGGTGATCGCGCAGGCCGGCGACGAGCGGATCGTCGAAAAAGGCGCGATGACAATGATTCATGATGCGCTTACGCTCTGTTACGGCAACGCCCAGGAGATGGCGAAGACGGCGGAGACGCTGGACAAGCACTCCGACAACATCGCCAGCATCTACGCCGAGCGCTCCGGGGGCACTGTCGCTCAGTGGCGCGACGTCATGCGGGCCGAGACGTGGTACACCGCGGAAGAGGCCGTAGCGGCAGGACTGGCCGACAAGATCGGCAGCGGGGAAGCTGAGTTGCCCGCCGGCCTCGACATCGCCGCGTTCTCTGCGGTGCCCGGCCGGATCGCGGCGCGGCTGAGGGCGATGCCGCAGGCGTCCGTCCCGATGGGGCCAAGCTCGGCCGTGGTGGACGCGGACGGCAACCACGCGCCGATGACCGGCAGTCACGCCCACTCTCATCCGGCGTACGGCAGCCAGGGCGATGACGGCAACCATAGCCACAACCACTCTCACGCTGGCGATGCGAGCCACAACCACTCTCACGCCGCTGCCGATGGTGACGGCACCACGGACCACGCTGGCCACATCAGCGGCGAGATGGAGCCGGGTGCCTGCTGCTCGATGTGCGGCCCGGACTGCGCGTGCAGCGGCCAGCCGACCAACCGCCTGACCGACGCCGAGAAGTCCATGGCCGAGCAGCACGGCCACCCCGGGAGTCCCTGCGTGGACCCTGACGGCGACGGGGACTGTGATGCGGCGCCCGGAGG